AAGCCTTGACCTTTGGGATTGATTGCCGTCCACACTACGGTGCCGTCATTTACCGTTGTTGCTACGATACTTTGATTCTGATACGTAGGATACACTGGAGGGCCGCTGTTGGGTCCTGTCGTGTTTGTCGCGAACGGGTTCGAGTTCCCGCACGTTCCGTACGTTGTCACAGTCCAGAGGTTACCGAATGCATCCGAGATACATGTCGTCGGGTTGACTGGTGCTGCGTTTGGGCTGTTGGCCGGATTTGTGATCACGACGCCGGGGCCGGGGTTGTTCAGGCCCGAGGGAGACGCAAGAGCCGTCTGGCCCCACGTTCCACTCTGCATCGTGTCGTTCTGCATCCAGCAAATCTTTCCGGGTCCGCCCGTCTGGTTAAACGTAACCATCAGATCGCGGTGAACTTCCACGGCGTACTTTTCTTTCGGCTGCGAAGTCTGGTTAATGTCCACTGACCAGCAGGATTCCAGCCATCCAAGGTTGACAACACCGGGAACGAAATAATCTTGCTGATAGCTGATGGTATAGAACGCGCCGAGGTTCATGCGGTTCCACTTCCAGTTGAACGGTTGTCCATCTGGTCCGCCAAGCAGCATGGCCGCGATCACATCGTTCCCGATGGAAATTGCTGGCGCGGTGCTGAAGCCGCTGGCTGACAACGCAGGAGAAACATCTCCCAATGAACTCGCATCATCAGAAATGTCCTGTAAGTACACGTTCGAATTTTGTCCGGGCATAATGTCCTTAAACCAAAAAGAAGCCGCACCGTCAATCGACGATGCGGCTAGTGGTCTTTAATGCAGGTTGACGTTCCGCATGACCTTTCGGTACACGTCGTTCCCGCCGATAACTTCTCCGTCAATGTCCACGCCAGTTCCCCATTGGAAACCGTAAGAAGTGGACGTGCTGTTCTTGGTGTGCCATTCCATCGCACGGTTGTAGTCGTTGTCCGCACGCATGAACTGTTCGAGCGCTGTGAGCGCTTCGCCAGTCTTCTCGTTGACAATGTCCTTGAAGTCTGCCTTACGGACAGGCTTCCAAGTCTTGCCGCAACGGCTGCAACGCACCCACGTATCTTGGTTGGCGAACTTGTGTCGGAAGATGGAATACTGTTCCGAGTCGCCGCGACCACCAACCACACCAGCAGCGCCATCGCCGCCCTTCTTGTGGTTGCATCGTGACTGCACGCTTGCCTTACCACGCCATTCCTGAATCAAGGCTTGGCCGGATGCACGCGCTTTCGATTCTTTATCCTCAACCGTCAACTTGCTCTTGTCGATACGGTTGCGAATGTCCTGCATGTTCAACTTACGTTCTTCAATGGCCAGACGGGCGTTCTCCGCTTCGTCTCGGGCGATCTGTAGTTTCAGAGCCGCAATCTCTTGGTTCATCTCCTCTGCGGTCTGCGTATACTTCTGGCCGACCTTGCCCTCAGGCAGAGTCGTGTTCTTCTCGTGTTCGCTCATAGTCTCCTCACTATTCCTCCATCGTGTTACGAAACCCGTAGAGGTAGGCGTTGTACTTCTCGGCTGCTGGCCCTGTGGCTTCACCGAATACTGCGGTGGCCATTGGTTCAGTCAGCATTTTTTTCAGAATCAACTGCAACAAACAAGTGCGCCATCCTCGGAACTCTTCCGAGATTGGTACACCGTGGTCATCGAACTGCATCATGGAGAACTCGGGCATGAATCCTTCCTGAACCCAACAAGCGGTCTCAGGATCGGTGATGCCATGCGTTCTGTCCACAACGAGCGTGATCTTACGAGGTTCAGGATGATTCCTGTACCAACACGTCAGTCCACAATTCTGCTGCAGGATTTCGATGAAGTGTGACGAGTGTATGATGCGACCGATACGAGCGCCGCGATCTTCATACTCATCTGGTGTTACGAACTGATACTCGCGACTCGCGGCATCAGCCATCTCTTTCTGCTCTGCAAGCGTCTCCAGTGTTTGCGAGTCCTTGCTCTCGACGCGATCAACCTTAGAATATTCCTCGATAGCTGCCTCAAGGGATGCTCCAAGTCTTTCGTTGAAACTCTCGTCGTATGTTTCCCAAGGCTGCGCTTCTTGCTTTCGCGTGCCCTGTACTGCTGCAATCTCATCTGCCGTTAATGCTGGCATCTGTAACAACTCGTCTGACATTAGTACCCCTCCTCATGAGTCATGTGGTATGAGTTATGGGCAAGCGCCATGTCAATCAAGTACCAAGTTCCATTCTTCCCTTTTGCGAAGTCTGCTGACCATGATCCTTTCAGATGGGTCATCCTGCTTACATATTCGGTGATGATATCCTGTGATGCATCTGGCTGCGATAGCAGGCGCAGTCGTTCCTTCCAGTTTGGATGATGCGCCATACGGGCGGGATGGCGGTTGAACGCCGTCTCTGGCCAATACGGATGCATACACTGTATATTTCCATCCTCAATGAAGTAACGGAACTCTCGATTGATAGGCATGTCTCCGTCAAAAGCTACGAAGGCCGTCTCCAGCGCTAGGAACTCTCGGAGCACCATTGCTTGTGGATGAATACCAAGCATACTCCAGCGGACGTTGTCTTGGATGACTGTGATCATGTTTTCTTCGATATGACTTGCATTAGACACGAAGCACGAATTGATCCAGTTGTGTTTTCCACTACACAAGTCGGTCCTCATAAACAATGGAAACCCTATGCACTCTGCTGCGCATCGCACGTCCGCGAGGTCGATCTTGCATACTGTGGATTTTGGTACAGGTATGCCAAGGTCCTTGACCAGCGGCCACCAATACAAAAATGAATTATTATTTAACTCTGACAATTGGCTCCTCTCCAAGGCAGCAACTCGGAAGGAGCCACCTGTCAGTTGAAACTCGCGCTCTCTGGGGTAATTAATCCTAGTAGCTACGAGCGCCGTCTTGTTGCTCATGAGACAACATCGCGGCCTAGCTCCCATCGCTTGGGCAGAATAACCCGCCAACTCGCGTAGGAAGCATTGTTCTAAAGTTTGGTTGCTTCTACTTCGACGTACTCTCCTTCAATCACGTTGGCCGAATCTAACTCAATCATGAGCCTGTCGGCTTGCGCTTGGTGCGCCCCGGCTTCTTCATTCAGCGCGAGTGCGGCTTCGGTCGTGTTGTCCAATAGGATCATCAACTCGTCGCCGTGCTTCTCAAGCTGTGTTACCTTGTCGCGGAGGATGCCGTTGACCTTCCGCAGAATTCTGTTCGTGTTCTTTACGCGAAGAATCTCTTCACGCAATTCCTCAACACTCTCTTCAAGTCCCTCGCTCAGCAACTTGTAGTTGATACCGCTCATTTCCAACAAATCCATATTCCCTCCTCAGAGAATGATACGGCGCAGACGACTAAGTCCACGCCGCTCAAAGATTACGCCACTACGTTGACAAGCAACTGGCTGTAGATCAGGTTGATCGGCCAAGTGAGCGTCGGTGAAGACGACACGTTGCCAGCCTGAATGGTTCCAGCTTTGTTGGTGAACGCAGGGTACGACAACTCAACCACGGCTTGACCTTCTTGGACCGAAGTCACAAGGAAAGAGCAAGTACCGTTGCTGGCGTTCGTGACAGAGCCCACGGTCGCAACCTCTCCGTAGGTGGTCTTAGGAGTCGGATAGCTCTCCTGAGTGCCAGCCGCAGAGGTTGGGTAAGCGTTGTACGAGTTCGCTTCGAAGGTTCCAGTCGAAGAGGTCTGGTTGGTTCCCGCTGAGTCAGTAATCTGACCAGTCACTGAGACCGAAGTCGAGTGCCCGCCAGCCGAAGTCAGGGACAAAGTCACTTGGTAGGTGTTGAGTCCACCACCAGCGATTGCTCCACCGGGCTGAGTTTGCGGAGAGGCATTTGTGATGCCAGTTCCGCTCAGTGCGAGAACGGATGCTACTCCTGTACCCACTGTGGGTGTAGGATAAGATTCGTTAACAGACATGTTTGATCCTTTCTGCTTTAGAAAAGTGGGGCGGTCTTATTGCAATATGCCGCCCCAATTTCATTAGCTTATGGCCGAAGCCGCGTCGATCTCACGGATACGGATCGTGGTGTCCGGTCCCAGAGAGGTCGTGAAGTGAACACGGTACGAAGTCCAGCCGGGGATCAGCCCTTCTGGATCGGCAACGCTAGGTTCAGCGTTCTGTACGATGTTGCACTTAATGTTCTGCCACTCACCATCAGCGTAGGATGTGTCACCCTGTGCTCCGAGGTTGATGGAGAAGATACCATCGCGCCCGAAGATGTAGGTGCGCAGACCCACCAGACCCGCAACAGACTTGTAGTTGTTGCTGGTTGTGATCTGGTTGCTTTGGAAGAAGCTGACGCCCGAAGACGGCAGTTCAATCGCTTCAGCCAGATCGGTGCTGATCAACTCTTCCATGCGTGCCAAGCCCACCGGGGTGTGCTTCAGCATGTCGAGAGGCGAGTCGTTGGAGTTGTCAGCCAACACGTCGCCGAGGGCGAACGGGTGAATGACTCCACCGAACATCTTGCTTGCTTCGTCGAAAGGACGAACCGAACGGCCAGCCAGAGACTGGACACTGTTACGGATTTGGCTCAGTGACAGAGCGGTGAAGCTGGAAGTGCTGGTCGCACCCAACTGAGTCAGGACGCTCGAATCAACTGCGTTCGCGCCGTCGGCGGTTGCACGCACAAGTGCGCTCAACGATTCGCCAAGGCGATAGGACATTTCACGCGCCACGTTCTCGACGGTGTTGTCGATGGAGGTTGCCAAAGACAGCGAGGAGAAGTTCGCGTAGTCCGCGTACTCACCAATGACAGCGGTCGTGTTCAGAACGCTGACTGGGATGGAAGTGCCGACCTGTCCTTCTGTGGTTGTGCTGGTGTTAGCAGCCAACGGCACGTACATGAACATTTCGTACTGGTTACCAGACTTCATTGGCAAGTCCAAGCGCTCCGAGCAGCGCACGAACGGGGTCTGAGACTTCAAGTTCTCTCGGAACTTTTTGTCGTAAAACTTCACTGTTGCTTGAGGAAGATTCGACTGGTTATTAATCGCTGGAGAATATCCAGATGCCATAATTTCCTTCGTCTATTCGACTTCTCCTCAGAGGCGAATAGTTACGTGTTAGCGGGTGACTCTGCGTTTGCGCGTGGCTTCCACGGCATTGACTTGCTTTATGAATGCTGTCGGATTCGCGTTGTAGCGTCTCTTATATTCATCACTCGGCATTTTGTCTAACGCTTCGAGTCCCTTGTACACTTTCACTTGTCCTGTCGCTTTTCCTTTCTCGTCGCGGACCGGAACTTCAAGGATGAAGTTCTCGACCAACGGGTCACGAGTAATAGGCTCAACGTTCGACGTGTTTGAATCCGTCAGGCCAGTTCCTACACCAGCCACAGGTCTCTTTGGTTGCGCTACCGGGGGTACAGTAATCCGACTGTCCACAGTGGCAGGAGCAGAGATTTCGCTCCCGTTCGCTACTGGTGCCACGACAGGCACGGTCGCTTCCTCACGCTTCGTTGGTGGTATTGAAAGAATCCCTTTCGCTACCAGAGAATCAAAAGCTAACTGAAAGTTTGCTCGGACAGGTTTCAGATTTCTCTTAACCATCCATGTGAGCAATTCTTGCATGTTGTCGTTGCTACGAACGTAACGCGGCTCCGCTGCCGTGAAGGCATTGGCTTCGAGTAACGCTCGGTTTTGAATTGTTTCGTCCTGATTGCGATTGAGGGCTTCCGCCTTCTTCTTCGCAGTTTCAGG